GATGGAAGAGAGATTACAAATGATATATTCTCTATGCCACAGTTATACTTTGTTGATACAAGAGTTGCTGCAGAAGCAATTCAGGCAAAGTGTGAGACAGCATCGATAAATCAGTTGCCACTTGACATGTCTGGTGATGGTGGATTATCAGAAATAGAAAAAGTAACAATATGTATTAATGACTTTTTATCTTCAGTAAGATTACAAACCACAGATATCAAAAATTCACTTGATACTGGTGTATTGCCAAAGACAATGTCACAAGATACTGTCAATAATGCTTATTTAAAGCTTATTGATTGTACAAATGATAGTATAGGAAATCTATGCTCAATAGTAATCAATTCGTTAAATACATCATTTAAACTTTTGGGCGATACAGATGAAACACCAATACTTCCAGATCCAGTTTCTTCTTCAGAGTCTGTAACTGGAGGAATAATCTCTGGTCCAGCATTTACTGGAGCAAGAGAATACGCTGGCGGAATAGGAGATGCTGTTTCTGTGCCCGCAGGATCTTCAACGAGTATATATCTATTGCCAAGAGATGTATATGATAATAGAATATATTATGACGTATCAAGTAAGTCAAGAATTGATATAATATCTGATACTACAGATGGTGCCAGGCTTGTTCTTTATCCAACTGATTCAAATCCACAAAATTATTGGCAATATAACTCTACAGAAGGATCTTATTATGCCGCAATAACATCATCAAGTCCAGGCATAGTAAAGATAAGGGCAGTAATATGTGGAAGTCCAGTTCAGGCTCTAACATACTCAGATCTTGTAACAAATAATTCAGGCGGAGATAGTGGTACTGGCTGTTTGGATTCTGATGTTGAAGCAGAAGATACTACCGCAAGTACTCCACTTGGTGCCCTATCAAGAATAGATAGAATTCTTACAATTACATTTACAGAAAAAGAAGGTGAAATGACTACTGTAGTTACTAGTCTTGATTCTTCTGGTAGTATTATTACTGAGCCACAATTATTTGCAACTAATATGGAGAACTAATGGCAATAACTGATCCTGTATTGGGAAGTTTATTTCAAGATATTCTTGAGGATGATGCATCCGCAAAACAGCTTGCTGTTGCGTTTTCAAATAAAAGTCCAAGGATAGTAAGTCCAACTGTTTCTGGATTTTTAAATTCTTTTGATGACAGAAGTGAGTTCAGCTCAACTTTTAAATTAGATGGATGCAATATTAATTATTATGAAGAAGATCTTGAAAAATATGATACAACTCCAAAGACAGAAGATTCTGCTTTGCAATTACTGGAAGAGTTAACAAAATCTACTAGTGATTTTATAAAAAAAGTTTCAGAGATAAGATCATCTTATATTTCAATAAATGAAATACAGCAGTCTGATATGGAGTCATATGAAAATGCATTTATGAGAATGCTCGGAATGCCATCAGACGCAGATCTTGATGGCAGTGAAAAAATTATATATATATCTCCATCAAAAGTTAGCTTGGATAAGCTTACAAGAATGATTACAAATGTAAGTGGTTTACTTGGAAATATTTCTTCAACAAATTCTGGATCAGATAAATTTCAAGATATTTTGTTACAAAGAAAAATTCCAGTTGATGCAAAAAAAACAAAAAATACATCCACATCAAGACATTTTGATTTTAATAATGTATCTGTTACGGATCATGATTTTCATAAATCACTAAATGATATTGCAAAGGAAGCTGTAATTGCCGCTGGAAAAGATTATAAAGATGCAAATGTTGGCTCTGAAACTGATGCTGAAGATGCAATAATAAGTTATAATAATCCAAGGCAGTTATTTAGATTTTATTATCTAAAATCAGTTCCATTACAAGATTCATCAATATACAACTGTATTGTTGAGCCAGAAAAAATAGTTTTGAAACCATTTGACAAAAATTCTTCAATTACAGTAAATGGAATAAGACCAAAAACAAGCCTATTAGAAACAATAATAAGAATAAGACTAGATAGGACATCTGGAAAGCCATCAATATATTCTAGTGAAGCAACAGATGCTTCTTCTGGTCTTTCAAAAGAAGCAGTAAATGTTGATAGGGATCAAATTACTGAAGTAGAATGCTTCTTAATACAAAAACTAAAAAGAACACTATATTTATTGGCAGAAAAATATATACACGATACAACTCAGCTTGGATTTAATGTAGTCAAGAACTTAATTGAAACTGGAAATCTTCCAGAAATACCAAAAAAAGATACAGAAAGTAGTGGTGGAAAAGGTGGCAGTGGTGATGGCTCTACACAGGCTATTGAAAAAGAGTATAAAATAATAGACTATGGAAATGATATACCAAGATTAGAAATCCTAAAGGCAAGAGAAGATGCAATATTATTTTTATTAAAAGATACGTCATCCTCTTATAATGTTGGAAGTTCTTCTGCGTCATATTCCGCAATTGCACTGCAAGAAGGTACCATAAGAGCAACGTCTGGATTTGACGATGTTTTATCTGGCCCACTTTATTCAATTTTTTCTGATAGATCCAATTATTTGGATAAGCTAATAAGGCAGAAAAAAGAAGAAATAGACAAGAAATACAGCAGAACTGGAGATCCAGGAAAGTCTGGAAGTGGTCCAGACTCTACTGGACTAGAAAAAAATAGGGGATCAAATCTTTATACATATATTGGAGTATCTCCAGAAGATTTTATAATATATGTAATTGCAATGCTGGCAATAAGTGAAGATTATCTTATTGGTCTTTTGCCAAAAGAAAATAGAAGAAATCTTGCAAATATAATATCAAACTCAGTAATTGGTGGCAATTCAAGAAGAAATGATCCGTATGGTATATTAAGAAGGGTCGAACTACCACCAGAGCAGGGTGGTTACCCATCGGTTGCTGATTCTGTAAATGCACTTGCTTTAATAGTTGGAAAATTATATGAAGAATATATTTCTTTTGCTAGAGGAGAAAACTCTAAAGATGGAGCCTTCTATAAAGATTTGGTTGAGAGAGCAAAAACAATAAAATCTGGTAGTGGCAAAAAATAGCTATTAATATATTTTAAAATATCGATGTCATTTGATTTAAAAATAAAAAATGGAGATCTATCATTAAGCGGTTCAGGATCGCTTGATATAGTATCTGGAAATAGCAAAATTAGGCAAGATATTGTAAAAATATTGCTAACAAATATTGGGGACAATAGATTTCACTCTAGATATGGCTCTGATATTGGCGCATTTAGAATTGGAAATGTCTCAGATCAGAAAATGCTAGAGCTAGATATAAAAAGATCTGTAGAAGATGCAATAAAATATCTTATATTTTTACAAAAAAATCAATCAAGAAGCCAGATACTTTCGCTATCTGAAATAATATTAGATATTATAGATATTAGGGCAGATAGAGATTCTGAAGATCCAAGGCTTTATAATATATATATTTCTGTTTTAACCCAAAAACTTGAGCCAATAGAAGAAATTATTACTATTAGAATTGTTTAGTGTGTGAGAAATAAATGTCAGCATATAAATCATTTAATGAAATAGTATCAACGATGATTGAGCAGCTCAAGCTAGTTCAACCAAACTTGGATACAAAACCAGGAACAGTCTCAAGAGATTTATTTATAGATCTTCCTGCAGATCAGCTAGAAAAATTATACAGATTAGTTTCATTAGTATCTGATAAACAATCGCCAGATACTGCAATTGGAATTGACTTAGATAGATATGCTGCAAACTATGGTATATTAAGAAATTCAGGCTCTGCTGCAACAGGAATAGTTGTATTTACAATAAATAGTATTAATACCGACATACCAATACCTACTGGGTCTGTTATTACTTCTAAGTCTGGTGTCACATTTAAAACAGTTGGAAATTACTTTTTCTCATCAGCTGATAGGGGAAGGCACGCTGCTACTGCCACAAGAATGAGAAGAGCACTACAGAATGTTGGAATTAGTGATAAGTATGCAATAGAAATACCTGTTCAGGCAATTAGAGCTGGAACATCTGGAAATTTAGGAAGTTACCAGCTTATAACGCATCAGCTTGATTTTGATATGAATGTAATAAATTTATCTTCAACTGGCGGTGGATCAAACCAGGAAACAGATGCACAGTTTAGAGCAAGAATATCATCTGTATTTTCTGGAGCAAATACTGGTACTGCAAATGGATATAGAAATGCAATACTTGGCGTTGGAGGAGTATCAGATACTCTTGTAGTTCAGCCAGGAAACTCTCTAATGTTAAGGGATGGCACAGAGATAATTGAAGTAAATGATGGTACAAAAAGAATAATATCATCTGGTACAGGTGGCAAGGTAGATATTTATTTGCTTGGCAAAAACTTAATAGAGGTGTCTGATTCTTTTATATTTACAGACTCTTCTGGTGTTGGTAAAATAAGCGATGAAAGAAATGACTATATATTAGGCCAAGGAGATGTAGATCCAACATTAACTTCCGAAGAAAGAAGATTACTTGCAATAGCTACTAAGGTACTGCCTCTACAGCCAGTAAGCAGTATAGTATCTGTATCTGGAACATCATCGGGAACTATGTCGCCAAAAATGATATCCAATACTGGCGTTGTATCTGGAAATTATGAGCTAATAAAAGATATAAACCCAGATACTGGCGGTAGTCCTTTTGGTTTTGATAAACTACATTTTATATCTGGATCAAAAAATGTATCTGCTGAGTCAATATTAAAAACATCTTTTAATAACATATCAAGATTAAACTTTACAGATATTATATCAATAGATTCTTTATATTCTGATGTTCAAATATTTAATGAAAATTCTTTAGTATCTGCTTCTGATAGATCAATAATATATACGCTTCATAGGCCAATAACCTCAGTTTTATCGGTGCAGAATAAAACAACTGGAGAATACTACACAATAGAGTCCCAGGGTATTGACTCAGAAACAGGAATAAATACTGAGGGTTCAATAAAAATAAGCGGAAAGACATTGCCATCGCAATCAGATATACTTTCTGTTTCTTATTCTTGGAGAAAATATTTTGATAAATATATAGATTATAATGGATCTAAAAAAAGAAATAACTTTGCAAATATTCAAACTACAGACTCTATAGACTGGGGATTTTCCAATTACATAAAAGAAGAAGAATCAATAATTGAAAGATCTGAAGATGAAAATTCTTATATAATAAATCTATCAAATGAGGTAAGCAGAATATCATCTGTTTATTTGCAGGTAGTTGAGCAGACTACAGTACAAGAGTTATTGATAGGAGGATCAAATAAAAAAGTAGTTATTCTTACTTTTGCTACATCAATAAAGAATGTAAATAGAATATCAACTGATCTTGGACTTGAGTTATATAGGACATCTGCAAATGACGGTTATTTTTCTGGTCTAACCGTAGTACTTCCAACTGACTCTGTTGCACAAGTTGGTAGCGTAGTTTCTGTATATTTTAATTCAACTGAAATATATAGTATTGAAAATACAGATGCATCATTTTATGGATCAACAATTGTACTTCCATCTGAATCACTATTAGATTCTTCTGGTCTGCTTGATGAGATATTTGATGCATATTCTAGCGGAACAACTGTTTATTGCTCTTACTTTGCAAATATTGAATCAATAATTGGATCTACAGCACTCTCTTCTGCTCCATTTTCAAGTACAGAAGAAAGACAAACATTTTATGATTCTTCTTTATTAGAGATATCTCCATCATATCAGCCAGTAATATTTAAGTATGATGCCCTGCTAAATCAAATAGGCTATGTAAGATATTGTCCTTCAAATTTGGCAGTAGACTTATCAAATTCTACAAGGCCAGGAAAAATTAAAATAACAGGAGAGTCATTAACTAGAGCAGAGTTTGATTTAACATACGGTATAGATGCAGTAGGGCTTACTTTTGATTTAACATCATATGTTAAGGCTTTATTTGAAAAAAATACATTAGATTCTAACTACTATATTGCAAGGATTGATGATGTATCTGTTATAAATGATTCTCGACAGGTAACAAGCACCTTTGACATAATTGGATATAATTTATTTCAAAATAAATATGATTTAAATTTTTCTTCAAAAAATTCAAGCCTAACAAATCTTAAATTTTCACTTCCATCAACTCCAAATAACTTATCAATATCTTTATCTTCTGGAACCAAAATAGTTGTTTCTTGTTTAATTGCAAAAAATAATGATTTTGAAGAAATATATTTTCAAACAAATGACAGAGCTTATTCATCAAGATCATATGGATTTATATCAAAAATAAACGTATCCTCTGGATTTAGGGGAGCATCTGGAAATATAATAGGAAACTTGGCAGTATATTCATATAATCAGCCATCAACAAATACTGTATTTTATTCAGATTATAACTTTCTTGCTCCAAAAGAAGGAGAAAGAATATCAATAAGATATAATATAAACAGATTACTTATTGATGCAACAAATGCAATCGAATCTGTAAGGCCAGTATCAGCAGATGTATTGATTAAAGAGGCAGCAGAAATAATAGTTGATGTTAGTGGCCAAATATTAATTAGTGATAATCAAATTCAAAATACGGATTTTATACTTCAAAACGCAACTGATGAAATATCAAATTTATTATCAACAAATTCACTTGGATCAACTATAGATTATTCTGATATAATATCTGTTGTTTCTAGAGTATCTGGCGTTGATTCTGTAAACATTTCTCTCTTTAATATATCAGGAAATACTGGAAGAAAATCTTTTATTAGAGCTTTAGATAATCAAACTATAAATCCTGGTAATATATTTTTAGAAGCTGTAGCGAGAAAAGATTTTAAACTAAGCTAAAGAGAGTTTAATGCTAAGACCAGTACTTTTTAAGATAATTTCAACAACTCAGTTAAGGATTACCTTTAATGATCTTTTATCTGAGCTACTTACTACAGATAACTTTAAAATAGAAGCTATATCTGGAGCAAATCTTTTACTTGAAATAATTTCAGTTCAAGTTGATGAAAAGTCTGTAACAATAAATACAAGACCACACCATGCAAAGGCATATTATTTACTTAAGCTTTTGGATGCTCCATCGGTTGCATTTCAGTCAAAGAAGGGCGTTCCTCTTGTAAATGATGATTCATCTAGAGATATTTACTTTATTGGTATTGAAAAAGTAAATCAAATAAGAGATGATATTTTCTATAAAACACCAGCAATCTATAACCTGGATGGAACTCTTGTAAATTCAATACTTAGCACTCAGGCTGATAATATTTTAAATGCACAACACGCTATTGGAAGCTTATTAAATGATAATTATATATCAAATATAGCTTCAGACGAATATAGGGTTAGGGGTCCCGGTGCATCAGATAGGCTGGCAAATGAAAATGCATATGAGATAAATAGAGTATCACCTCTTCCATCTGGCTCTGCAATATTAACAAGAATAATAGAAATAGATAGCACCGATATATATCCAGTAAATTTAAGACAAGAGTTTGTAGATTTATTTTCAATAAATCAATCTGAAGAATCAGCATCTTTTAATGGATTTTTGGTTTCTCTTCCTCAAAAAAATATAATAAAAGTTTCTTATGCAAAACTTATAAAAAATACAGACTCAACCGACTGTGATGGAAATATAGGTACTGAATATAATATAGAAAAATTTAAATATTCTATTCTATCAAATAGATTTGATCAAAAAAATTCATATTCAAATCATCTGCTTGAATCAAATCAAGTTCTTTTTTCTGATTTTGGAAACTGGCAAAGGCCAGAGGTTGGCGATACAATAATTATATCATATTATTATGATAATGCGTCAATTGGAATATTGGAAGATACAATAACTGTATTTGAAACAATAAATGTTTTAAATGAAAGTATACCTTCTAATTCAAAAATGTTTACTATAAAAAATGGCCTAATAATTGATTCTCTTGATGAGCAGCCAGCAACTGGGGGAATTACATTTAAATCATCTGAAAATTCATCCGTAATTCCTCAAGAATTTTCAAAAGAGTTAGTATATAACTTTTCAAAGTTACCATCAAACTCTGGAGAATATTCAGTGAACTATGAGACCGGTGAAGTCTATCTTGTAGGAACCGAAATAGGAAAAGGTACTGGAAATAATTATTTTTTTGCAGATTATAGGCATAAAAAAGTATATCAAAATAATTTAGATTATTCATTTTATAATGGAGAATTAAATTTAAATTATTTAAGACCAGTTTTTGGAAAATCAATAAAAATATCTTTTGATTACGAGTCTATTTTTGCAAAAGATATAGATTATAAAGAAATGTGCCATAAAGAGGTTTTAGCTGAAGATGTACAAAACAGGGTTACATCATCATTTTCTCTAAAGACTAAAAATGGTCCAATAACAGATGTTTTTAGAATATTCAATAGAACAACCGGTGAAATTTATTCTTTAAATTATTTTTATGAAAATGATATTTATTTCACTGGAAATACTCTACCATCTGCAAAAGAGGTATCTGGAGAATTTTCAAATTTTAATAAAATTAGTGGTGAAGAGCTATATGCAGCTGGTTATTTTGTAACCCCAGTGCATTATGCCACAATAACATCAAATTTAAGTAATTTAAATATAGAATTCTCACCAGGAATACCAGCTGAGCTGATTGATCAGCTATCAACAACATATATATCAAGAAACTTAACGCAAGAAATAGATGACTATCAGATTAGTGGATTTTATACAGAAGATTCAAATGGTCTTATAACCGGATTTTCTATACCATCTGGCTCTGTATTGCCAAGCATTGGGGCAGAAATACAAATTGGAACAACTGCTTTTATTTATAATTTTAAAAACAACAAAATATTAAGTAAAACTTTTGATTCAATTGGATCTGCTGTAAATTCATCAGTATCTTTAGATAAAAACATATTTGTTAATGAGAAATTTTTTAATCCAATATCTAAAAACTCAGAATTAACAATATCTTCAACGGGAAGCCAGTCTTATGTAATATCTTCAGATCAATCTGGTACTTTAAATAAAAATCTCTCTACATTAAGAAAGAAGGGAGATTATTGTGTTGATTATAACAATGGGGTTATATACGTTTCAACTGATCCAGATCAAGACAAGTATGGTGGGCTTGCAAGCTATATAACTTCAGTTAGCAAAACTCAAAATAAAAATATATTATCTGTAAATAAAGTATATAAAAAATTACAAAATTATCCAGATGTAATATCTACAGAATATTCTTCAATTACATTTTCAGAATCAGAAATATCAATAAGCGATCTTGAAAATTCAACATCTATTTATTCTGGAGAGGAAATTATTGATTTTTCTGGAATGCTAAAAGAAACTCTTTTGGTTGATGAAAATTATCAAGTTATAACTGATAGAATAATATCTTCTATAAGCTTTATTGGTGAGTTAAAGGATTTGTTTGGTGAAAATCTTGATTCATCAATAGAATCTCAAAGATATGAAGAAAGTAATTCTGAAAATTTAATTAAAAAAATAAATGTTGGTGGAAAAAATTATTATATTCCAAATTATGTTTCTTACTCTTACAATATAATTGACTTTAAGCCAAATATATCTTCAATGATAACAACTGCTGGCTCATTCTATGAGTTAAGATTTAGAACGCCTGATATAAGCTCTATATTTGAAATAAAAAATTCTGGTGGATCGGTACTACTCGACAGTGCCCTTAATTTTAGTATAATTTCAAACATAGCGGTATCATCGATATCAACTCATTCTGCAACCGAATTGAAAGTATATTATTATAATATTGATCCAAACTATACTTTTAATCCTGGGTTTGATTTTATATCAAATGAATCTGATAGATGGCTAATAACCGGTTTATTTTCTGGATATTTTACAATAAACAAAATATCTGATGTATATAGCCAGATATTCTCAGAAGATACATTTGACATTATAGTAAGACCAAGTGTATCAATTGGTGAATATACTTTAGTTCAGTATCCAATAACAAATTTTATGTCATCTGGCTCAAAAGTTTCAATGAGCTATATTACAGCATATACTCCATCACCAGGTACTGCACTAGCGGTTGATTATAGCTGCGGAACAATGCTATTTGATTATATATATCTTAAGGATGAGATATCAGTATATTATGAATATGGTGATAATGAAATAGATTGGTCAATAAATAACTCAATATCTGAGGGACAAGAGTATTATGTTTCATATAAATATGGTGCATTAAGAAGGGCCCTAAGAAAGAATTTTGGCACACTAACATCAATACCATTCTTTACAAATCAATCTCTAAATACAGATAGAGAGCTATATAGAGATGCACTGTCTGGTGTATTATCAACATTTCCAAAGGGTCCAACAAACGGCGCAATAACTGACTTGGTCAAGAGTATAACAAAGACTTCTCCAAAGATAAATGAGTTATCATTTGGATCATGGATATTGGGAAGAGATTATTTAAATCCACAGCAAATATCATACAAGGGAAGTCTTGAATTTGCAGATGGCAAATTTGGTTCTGGATTAAAGATAAATAAAGATAATTCTGTTTGGGCTCCAGCAATATCAAATATATCTCTAGACGAAGGCACAATAGAGATGTGGGTATCTCCAGACTGGTATGGAATAAATAATGATGCAGATCTAACATTCTCATTTGATAATGTCGGAACACAAAAATGGCACTATCTTGGTGGCGATCCATTCTCAAAGAAATCAGGCTACGATGTAGTTGGCTCTATAGATGAGAATGATTCAAGGCATGGTTTTGATTTCTCTGGTGGAAATTTAAGAATCTATAAAGTATCAGTAGAATCAGATGGATATATTCAGAGTGATTATAATACATTATTTGGTATCTATAAAAAAGATTTAATTCAAAATAGAGAAATAAAAAGCTCTGAAACAATAGAGTTTTCAATAAATTATTCATATCTTCCTCAGAATAGTCTCTCGTTTGCTGCGCTAGTTGAATCTGGAGAATACAAGGCATTTTCAGTATTAAATGATAATAATCATAATACTTTTGAATTAAATGTTGTTGGTTCAACGCTAAAATATGATGGCTTAACAAAAATTTTCTCAGTAATTTCTGAAGAATTTGATACTCTTATAGATTTTGGTCCACCATATCCAACCGCAACATGTAAATGCTCATTTGATTCACAATTATTGGTATTGGAAAATTTTGATAAACTTGAAATTAAAATTTCATTTGATGATGTACTTGAAAAAGAATCATTATTTAATGAGCCATTCTGGAGAGAAGAATCAATAAAATCACTTATGATTATGGATAATCTTGGAAGATTTTATCAGGTTGTTGCATCTTCAGATCTCTATGGAAAAAAACACTATGATTCAATTCCAGATATAATATCTGAAATTTATGTATCAAGATATCCAATTAATAATCCAGAACTATCATCTAGAAGTAATATTGAAATAAATGATATAAACTTTTCATCATTTGTAATAATAAAAAAGCAAATTAAACTTATATTAAATGATGAAGAAAAAAGCAGATTATTCTTTGGATCAAGTTATGTATGGAACTTTGATTGGTCAATAAAAACAAAAGTTATTTATTCAATAGATCCAATTCAAAATCTATCATCAATTGGAAATGGAGCTTGGAAAAATAACTTCTTTTATACTGATTTAAATAGTTCAAATCTATTTTCGCTAATAGGTGATGATATATCATCGGGATCGATTACAATTGGTGTTTTTGGAATATCATCTGCAAATATATATAAGAACCTAATAAGTATAGATAATAAATTATCATTAAATGATATTTATATAGGTTCTACGGGAGTTAACCCAAGATCAAATACATTTACATTAAATAGACTAAGCGAAGAGTCTAATGCAATTGGAATTTCAAAGCTAATAGATACAGATGCTGGAATTTTTATAGGTTACGATCCAGCTTGTTTATCTCCAATAAATAATGATATTGGACAATGGCTGTTGAGAGCAAGATTTTTAAAGTATAGCAATCTTCCATATGATGTAGAGATTAATGATGGTAATTACCAAAATTTAACAGAATCAGTTGTTATTGAGAATCCTATAAAGGGATCTGTAAAAACAAGTGGTGCATTCTCTTCTATTTCAAAAGGAAGAAGAACAGAATCTGGAGACTGTATAGATACAGAAGAGTGCTCAAAACACTTTAGATTCCTTGGAAATAAACTTCTTGAATCTGATGGCTGGTCATTGATTCAGTCATCTGATTCTGATGTAATTGATTATATTAAAGAAGGAAGAGAGGCGGAGTCATATTCTTGGAGAATGATTGGCTCTTTTGATACACAAAATTCATCCGGTATATATAGAGTAGATTCTATATCTTCATACTCTGAAACGGAAGAATATTTTTCAAAATCCGTTGGACTTACTGTAAAAAATACTTGCATAAAAGGAAATTTAGATTTTTCAGTTAGTGCAAAGATAACATATGTTGATTCTGCATCATTTGGACTATCAAACGATAATATCGTACAGCACTCAGGAATTATAATTGCCGAAATAAATACAGAAGATTACGATGTTGGCATATCACTTGCGCGTGATGCTTATGGAAATGGGCTAATATCCCTTGTAGATATGTCATTAGCACAATCAATTGGTGTGGCTAATTTTAACTGGAATGATGGAAGTTATCACAAATATAATATACTATTTGATAGAGAAAACTCAATATTATCAGTATACATTGATGACATTATTTTGATACAAAAAGATATTTCTTTAATTTCCAATATAAACTCTGATACTTGTTTAAATAATAAGAATGGATCTTATTCAATATTATTCATTGACCAAAGATTAATTCAGTCTTCTGATTATTTCTTATCAGTTACGCCACCAGAAATTGACATAAATCTTGTGGAAGGAAATGCCAATTATAATCCAGGAACGATAAAATTAGAAGATTCTGATTTATACATAGTCTCAAATAATGTTGCAATATTTGAGCTTCACTCAAATCCAAATACAATAGATGAGATAATACAGGATGGCTACTCAGATGGCTACATAATAGAGTCTGACGTAGATGAAATAATGATAACATCTGATAATGAGAGATTTTTTGTTGATACAGGAAGATCAGAGGCAATATCAAGATTATCTATATTTAAGGATGGAAAAGGCTTCTTAAACTTTAGAATTATTGATGATAAAAAAGAAGATAATGGTATTTATAATATTGCAACAAATATAAAGAGCTTTATACCAGGAGAGAAGCATCACATAGCCGCAAGCTGGAAGATAAATACTCCATATGAAAAAGATGAAATGCATCTCTTTATAGATGGACAAGAAGTTCCAAGCCTATTTAAGTTTGGTGGATATGCTCCAATTAAATTTAACTCAAAGTTTTCAGATATAAGTAAAGAAAATCTTTGGAATTATATTGAGAAAAAAATAATATTTTCAGAGCTTATTACAGATGGATCCATTAGCGCTGGCGAAAATATAATATATTCTTCATCAATGATTATAGATGATAGCCTAATAGGAAGAACAATATTATTTGGAGAGTCAACAGATCTTTATGGTAAGGCAGTAATAATAATTTCGGTTGGCTCTGGCTGGATTGCTGTTGGTGATTATTTAACAACAGAACCATATATATTTGAGTCAGCAGAGTCTGGATTAGAATTCCGTTTAGCTCCATATGCAGAAGATATATTGACAGATATTAAAAATGATAAATTCTCTGTATCAAGAACTACATGTGATGAGCAGGAAGAAGAGCTTGGCGGAATATTCTATGAAATAATTGATGGAAATGTTCTAATTAAAAATTCTGCACAATATTTTGGATATAGATGTAATAATACAAGTGGAATAATTGAATTTGTAAAAAGAGATGATTCTTGTATATTTGTTGATTCTGTATTAAAAACAGATATTGATATTCATATAAAAACCTATGGTCTTACAAGCAGAAGATTTAAGGATATAATAAGTATTTCTGGAACTTCATTATTTACAGATGAGGGATATGATCCATTCGGGACTCCAAACTCAAGAGATGATTATAGCATAATAATGACAACTGGTCCAAGACCAAAAAATCTTTCCGATGTTTCAATAAGAAAATATATATTAAATAATCATTCAATATCATTAGATACAATAATTGAATCAGCAGGAGAATATACTTCTGTATTTGAAATAGATTTATCAGAAGAAAAAATATCATTAGAGACAATAAATATATTAAAAAATAATGATGGAAGATATTTAGAAATAATTATAGACTCAGATAATATTGATTTTGCAAAACTAAATGATGTAACAATATTTGGAGTTACTCCATCTGGTTATTTATCAGAGACAATAGTTATAAATAAGAATGGTTCATTCTATACATCAGAAAGATATCTGTCTTTGGATAAAATCTCTGGAACACTAAATATAATTGATGAGGATTTTAACTTCATATCTTTGATAAGTATAATTGAGAAAAACTCAATATTTGTTCAGGATGGATCGGGAGATCGCGCCGAGATACATAGATTCTCAAATGGCTCATTCTTCCTTGGAATCTATGGAGAATCAGAATATGCTCCGTTTGAATTACCATATGGATATTATTTAATTGATTATTCTGCAAATCTAAAGGTATCTCTACCAGAGGTTGGCGAGAGATTATTGATAGGTAATGATATAACTGAAACAAAGCCATTACTTGGCTCAATTGATGACTTTCAGGTTCTCAATACAATGCTAATGGATGTAAGGCCATGGCAAAGCTCAACTGGGGTAAGAACTATAACAAGTGATTACTACAGAGAGTCTCCAGCATGTATTACAAGCTCAAATTTAATGTTGGTTGATTTTACAAATCCAGTCGAAAAACAATCAAGAAGATTAAGAACAAAGCAGTTTCTTGATTCTGAAAATAACTTTACATATGCATTATCTCTACATGATAGAGAAAAGCTTATTGAATATATAAATAATGAAGAAGAATTTGTAAATTATATGATGTTTCTTGGGTACTCTAAGAGCACCGCAGAAGAGACATATTATGAGTGTAACAAGGCCGATGGTGGGCCGCTATACAACTCTGCATCATACATACCAAGAATTGGAAATTATTTTATATCACCAGTGTCTGTAAACTCTAACTTTGGACAATCAGGCAGATTTGAGCGTGCTGCTGCACTTTCAATATCAAATAATAACAATATACTTAGAAATTCATCTGGAACAATAGAGTTCTGGTATCAGCCAAAACTAGATACCTTTAACGATGGAGACTATAGAGTATTATTTGAATCATCATCTGTACTAACAGATAGTGTTGAGTCAACAACACCATATTTAATAAAGCTAAATACTCCAGCATCAGAAATAATATCTGTTAGACTTTTATCTTCAAACAAGCTGTCTGATTCTGCATATTATTCAGAATCAGAAAAATCATCAATATTATTTGATGAAATATCAATTATTGAATCAACTGGAAGATATTCTAAGGGGACTGGAGTTTTAAAAGATTTTTCAAATGGCGCTTCAATATCTTTTAATGGAATGGAGATAAATCTTGCAGAAGCCCTTCCTGGCTCAAACATTGATGTTGTCGTTACTTATGTTCCAAGGCAATATTCTGGAGAAAAAATATCAATCTATAAAGATAAATTCTCAAGAATAATATCTAGAATAGAAACAAAAGATGCATCATTTATGATTCCAGCGAATATAATTTGGACAGAAGGTACCTGGCATAGAATATCTCTTGCCTATGATTTTTCAAGTCAAACAAAGTTTATAAAAATGTTTGTCGATGGAATGGTATACAATACAATATATCAGTATGAAAAAGATGAATATCCAGATACTTTTGACTCATTAAAGATAATTTCATCATTAAATATATCTTTATCTGAACAATTCTCCCAAATAATAATTGGAAATAGACTTGACAGAAGCTTATCTGCCACAGGACTAATTGATAACGTAAGAATATCAAGGGTAGCAAGAACATATGTTAAGGATGTAACTGGAGAAGAATATGATATTAATTATTCTGCAAATACTGATTTAATATCTCCAGTTCAAAAAGATGACTTAACAACATATATAAATAATTTTGATTATGCAAGTTTAGATAGAAATATATATCTTGCAAACATAATTGATCCAAAATATGGTATATTTGACTTTGAGGTAGTAATTGGAGATGACTTTAATAGAGTTGTTGGAATAAATGGTGGAGAGATAGAAGATCTAATAATTGATCTTATATCAAGAATAAAGCCAGCACATTCTAATGGCTATGTTAAATTTATTGATAAAAAATGTAAGGAGTAGAATATACTACTATATTTTATAAAAATGCATATTAGGAGATATTATGAAGAGCAGAGTTAGTTCTGTACTGCCAAAGGCAAACTTTTATGATGGACAGAAGATTACAGAAGCAGATTTAGATTCAGAGCAATTACATAATCAATCTGTTTCTGGTGGAATAATAAATGATTTTCATGGAAGTGGCATAGTAAGAGAATCTCTGTTTGAGTCAAATATACTTCTTGATACTGCATCACCTGGACTATATGCAAAAGAAGGATTTCCAAATCTATCTAAAGATACAATTCTACTTGGAAGATATGACGGCCTACCACTAAAACTTGATATTCAGCCATCCGATGTAGAGTATGGAAATAGATTAGAAGTAGAGCTTTTAGGTGCAAGCGTTGGTGGAAAAGTACAGACAAAGGTTTTGATAGTTGGATTTGCATTTAGCAGTCTATCAGGCCGTGGGCAGCTTGTATCTGAAGTTCTTTCTTTTAAGAAAAATGAAGTTCTTATCTCAAAGCACTATTATAAAGAAGTAGTATCTGTAATACTCAATAATTTTTCTGGTGGAACTGGAAGAACTGAATATTCTTCACTTAAAGACAGTTTGAATGTAATAAGTGAAAACTCTGGTCACCTAATAATAAGAGAATCTGAACCACTAAAAGTATTTCCAAAGTCATCAATATCAGATCAGATTGAGTCACCAAATTTTGATCTAAATACATTTATCACTGCTGATGTTGGAACGACTATAGAAGAGCTTTTAATTGAGGCAGTTGGTGATGATGTAAACTTCTCAGATCTTTATTTTGAGCTATCTCCAGCCTTAATTGTTTCTTTTGAAAAAAATGGAAGTGTTACAAAATCTTATGGTCAAAAGTTTTTATCAAAAACAAATAATTTGCAAAAAGTAGATCTTCTACTATCAGTCGATGCAGATACTTCACTTCCTGTTGATAATCAGTTTGATTTTTCTGGCGAGCTAACCCTATCTGTTCATAGTCTTCAAACAGAAAATAATTGCAGAAGCGATTTAGTTCCAGATAGGCTTATTGATTTTGATCCAGAAATAGACCCAATAATAGAAATATCTTTTAGTCAAGATGATCTTAGACTACTTGGATATTCATTAAATTCAACTCCACAGGTTGTATCATTTAATCTTGCCAGCACCTTAATTGCAGATCCAAATATTGATCCAACTCTAGTTGAGGGTCAATATTATGCGATAATACTAAGCAGAAGAGGTGATACAAGAACTGGAAAGATAAATCTATATGTTGGCTGGGACAAGCCAACTAGAAAGTCTGAAAATGGACAGATCTTAACTCCAGAAGAAAAATTCTTAAAGCAATCATCTAGATTCTTTGAGTTTGATACCGCAACAAAAAGATATGTAGATTACTCTGCATATTCTCTTTGGCACAAGATACATGCAGATTGTGTAGAGGTAACAGTTGGTACGGCATATTCTGATGACTCATATCTAATAAGTATACCAAAAACAGAACGCTTCGTTGGAAGCACAGAAATATCAAAATATATTGACGGAATATCTCTTTCAAATGTTGCATACGGATCATCAAATTATGTTGTTCTTTCTCACATACAGTCATTTGAATCTCCAACAACTCACCCAAGAACTGGAAATATTGCCTATTCAAAAATATTTGATACTGGAAAAATAACAGTATACAATGAGACAGACTTTTCATCAATATCAGAAGATAAGCCATTATTACTGGCAAAGGCAGTTGATAGAAACGTAAGAAGTGCGTCACAAATAACAAGTGCAGTTTCACTCCCAGGCTTAATAGATAGAGATTATGTACTTATAATAAATCCAGATACATCTCTTTTGACTGATAATTTAGTTGGAAGAGTTTTGACACCAGATGTTTCTTGTGAGTGTAATAAGAAATATAAGGTTATAAAAACAGAATGCTTGACGTATACTGTTGGCGATTTAAATAATGATAAAAAAATAGACTCTCTTGATATATCAGAGATCGTTCCTATACTTGGAAATACGATTAACTCTCATGCTACAGAGATGGAGATTCTATCTGGTAATTTAAGCATAATTAAATTTAAACAATCAGATTTAAATGGTGATCAGACTGTAGATGGTGAAGATCTCACAATACTTGAAGATGCAGCAGATGGTTATATAAACTTCTCTGTTCCAGAAAAGTTTAAGGTACTAAAAGTTTATGTTCAAAATGACTTTGATTCATTTGATTATCCAACAATAGTTGATGATGTATCTATAACTGCAACAACAGTTACAGACTCTAATACTGTATCATTTTCTGTTTCTGACTATAGAATGGCTCTTGCAATAAGAACTGGAGATGTAATATCTTTATCTGGAACAATTGATTCAGGAATATATTTAGTATCTGCCAAAACACTAGATTCATCTAGCCTCAATGTAACTTTATCTTTAGTTCAGGAAGACGGATCCACTCCATCCTTCATAGGTGAGTCTGCAGTTCCATTCTCAATTGTAAGCGGAACAACCGCAAATATGATTGCAGATAATTTAAACCTTGTCAAACTTCCATTTGTAGAGTCAAGCTTATCAATTGACTTTATTGAATCTCCGTTTGAAGAGGAAAATATTGAGATATGTGATTTAAGAAGATATGTATCAAGAAATTTTGTAGATGAAGTTATAAAGAATGCATGTATTTGCACTGATGATGGCTGCGCTACAACAGTTGATTGCTCTCCAACGATAAAGAATCAGCAGTATATCTCTGGCGATATGTTTATTCCTAGTGGAGAAATTTATTCAAGTCCAGGAATTCCTTATCATGGTGACTTTGAATATACCACCGTGTCCGTATCACTTCCGCCAGGTAGTCTTGATGATTGCCAAATAGACCTCTACAATGCCTTTGTAAAGGCCGAGGCTGGCTCTTGCAATACTACCGCAGGGTATCCTGCCATGAGGTACTCAGATGGCACCTACGTTGGCTGTGAGGACTCTTCTGGCACTACAGATATACAGAGGGGTAGAGTTAAGTTCTCAAGCGCTATAGCAAGCTTATACGTTGATTCTTTAGTATCTGGTCCAGT